AACACCGGTTACTAAAAAAACACATCAACAGATTGTTAAGGTCAAAGGGCGGTTAATGGTAATTCCATCAAAGCAATATAGGGAATATGAGAAGGCATGTGCTGAATTTATACCACAGATGCCTTTTAACATGTTTGATTGCCCGGTTAATGTGGAATGTGTTTACTATATGCCCACAAAAAGAAGGGTGGATTTAGTGAACTTGGAAGAATCCACTCTTGATGTGCTTGTTAAATATGGCATTCTGAAGGATGATAATTGCAATATTGTGGCATCCATGGATGGAAGTAAGGTGCTATATTCAAAGGAAAATCCAAGGACAGAAATTGAAATAACAGAGTTGTAATTTATCAATCAATGCTTTATAATATTGTATGTGATTGAGTAAATCATATATGCCTTGTTTTAGTAATCGCCCTACTAAACAAGGGTGAATAAGACAAGGCAATTAAAAGCCATCCTATACATTGAGGGCGAAACAATGTGTAGGGTGGTTTTTTAATACTCAGAAGGTATGGAAAAATTATACAAGGGGGAAAATTTAATATGGTATTCAGAGTGCAAAAAACCAGGGATTACACAGTAATGAGCAATGCGCATTTGAAGGATAAGGGGTTAAGCCTCAAAGCAAAGGGTTTATTAAGTGTAATGCTATCACTTCCGGATGAATGGGATTATTCCATTGATGGGCTTGTTTCTATCTCAAAGGAGAATAAAACAGCAATACAAGCGGCATTAAAAGAATTGGAGCAATCAAAATATCTTATAAGAACCAGGATTCAAGATGAACATGGAAGATTTGAATACACCTATGATATTTTTGAACAACCGCAACTAGAAAATCCGTTCACGGTTAATCCGTCCACGGAAGAACCGCAAACGGAAAATCAGCCACAATTAATTACTAAAGAATTAAATACTAAAGAATTAAATACTAAAGATAAGGATAAGGCACCCCGGCACAAATATGGTGAGTATCAACATGTACTTCTTACAACGGAACAATATGAGAAGCTATCACAAGAGTTAGGGGATAAGACCTTTGAATACATCCGGAGGCTTGATGAATACATTGAAATGAAGGGTGCCAAATATAAGAATCATTATTTAACCATCAAGAATTGGCATCGTAGGGATTCCGGAAGTAATTTTGATAATGCAAGGAAACACGGAATAGAAATTGATGAAGATTTCAGAGAGGGAATGCATGATGTTGTATTCGGACAATATTAAAACATGTCCTTATTGCAAGGGCGGAGGATTCATTATAGAGAGAATATCAACACCACATACACAAAAGGTATATGGTGATAACCGGCTTATTGACTATGCCAGGGAATGCCCATATTGCAATGGCGGATTTGAAACCCATGTGGAAGAAGTGAAGCAAAGAGCAACCATTCCGGATTCATACTTGGAAAATCGCATAAATGATTTTGATTGGGATATATACAGAGATTCCAAGGGGAATAAGGTGGATGCAAGCAAACAAAGAGAATTTATCACATCATTCATTGATAATTTTGATAAATGGAGTGAAGTGCCCATTGGGCTTTATATCAACTCAAAGACTAGGGGTAGCGGCAAAACCTTCTTGGCAAGTTGCATTTGCAATGAAATCATCAAGAAATATGCCTATGTAACCAAGTTTGTGAGTGCTATTGATTTAATTGATATTTCCAAGGGCGATAATGACCCATTGAAGCCTCTTAGGGAATGCCGGTTGTTGGTGATTGATGATATTGGCTCTAAGCTAAATGGGCAAGAATGGCTCAATGATATTTTGTTTTCAATCATAGATTATAGATACCAACATAAGCTAACAATGATTATCACATCAAATTTACCCATCAAGAAGCTAAATATTGATGATAGATTGTATAGCCGCATTGATAAAATGACACAAAATATACCTCTTCCGGAGTGTTCAGTTAGGCAGATGAAAGCAAACCAAGAGAAACTTAGACTTTTTAAGGATTTAAACTTAATGTGATAAAAATATAAAATAAGTGTTGACAATTCTACAAAGATAGTTTATAGTAATATCAACAAATGAATTATCTTTATAGGAGGCGAACATGATTACATTGATGGAATTATTTGATGTTGCAAGGTTTCCAATGAAGGATATGGATTCCGGTGAGGCTGTTGATAGTAAGGTTGTATTGGCACATCCGGATGCGGTTGTTGAAAAGATTGCTTGCACTTCTGATTTGTGGATAACAGTGCGATATAAGGAGGCTCAGGATGAAGATGATTAAAAAGGGTATTTGGGTTGCTGATAAAAGAGGCACTTACATCATTGATGAAATGGAAGATAGGTATGTTGTATTAAGGGATGTTCTGATGGATAAAAATGGTGCTGTTTATTACGGCCGGAAGAAAAGATTTATTGGCATCCAGGATTTAAATAATTATAAGGCGGTGTGATTAAGGAGGAAGATGATGAAAAAGGTTCTTATGTGGGGAATATTTTTTGTTTTATCGTGCCTATTTCAGCTTTTTAACCGGCCAATGGTAAATAATCCAATTGAAATCAAAACAGTGAAATTTGAGGCCATAGAACCGCAAAAAACGATAGATGCGCAAGGCATCATGGATGAACTTGTTAAGGAATCCCAGGATGAACACCGGCAAGGTGATATGGGCATAACTTATGAAGAGGCCCAAATGTTGATGAAGATTGCAATGGCTGAAGCGGAAAGTGAAGGAGTGGAAGGCAAAGCCATGGTAATGGTCGTGATTCTTAATAGGGTAAATGATGAAAGATTTCCGGATTCCATTGAAGGAGTAATATTCCAGAAAGGCCAATTTTCACCAATAGCAGATGGAAGATATTATAATGTGGAACCGGATGTGGAATGCAACTTGGCTTTGGCTGAAATTGAAATGGGTGAATATGATACAGTGGATGCCCTATATTTTGAAAATGCCGGAGCGTGTTGGCAATCAATGAATTGTGAATATCTTGGAACTGTTGGGCATCATAAGTTTTATAAGAATTAAGGAGGCGCAAGAATGGCTTGTGAACATGACGATTGTTTTACATGCCCTTATCCGGATTGTATAAGCAAGAAGGGGCCGGAAACAGAGAAAAAGAAACCAGGGCGGAAGAAATTGAATCCGGAAGTGAGGCGGCAACACCGGCTTGAATATCAAAGGAAGTATAACCAAGAACATAGGGAAAAAATCAATGCTTACATGAAGAATTATTATCCGGAACATAAGGAAGAGTACCGGACCAGGGAAAGAAGAAACCGGCAAAAGAAAAAGGAGGTATAAGGATGGATAAGGAAGTTATAAGAAAATAATGCAAAAATGCCGCCGGCGGCTTTTTGAATCACCTAGATGCACACAAAAACCAAAATAAAAAAGAAAGGAGAACTTCCTTAACCGACAATCCATAAAAGTGTAAAACCAACATCCAGGTGATTTTTTTAAAGGGAAAAGAAATTATGACAAATGGAGAAATGATGCTGAAGGCATTTCCGGATATGGAAATTGAAAAAAGCGGTGTATATGTTTTTGCATGGATAGAACATGAGCCAACACATTTTGATGTGAAGTGGTGGGATGAAGAATACAAAGAGCCAAATCATATTGCCGATGCCGGCAAAATGATGGGTTCAACTAATAAGAATGATTTAGGAGTTGACCTTATATCAAGAGCAGATGTTCTAAAGCTGATGCAAGATAATTGGCACACTCATAATGGTGATTGGGCTATGCAAGAGAGTATGGATGATATAAGAGCATTGCCCCCAGTAACACCACAAGAGCCTCAATCATTTAAGTGGTGTACAGATTGCAAAGAGTACGACCAAGAAAAGCATTGTTGTCACAGATGGAGCAAGGTAATTAGAGATACCGTTGCGGAAATAAGGCAAGAGCCTGTTATTGACAAGCTAGAAGCCGAGATAGGCAAAATCTATGAGCGTGAAGGTAATTCAGTTGATTGCCTTAATGCTTTAGACGAGTTGAAATGGTTTATTGGTAAGTGTAAGGCAGAAAGTGAGGATAACAATGACTAATTTAGAAGCTATAAGGCAGATGAGTTTAGAAGAATTAGCCTTCTTTTTGTCTGTAACTAGATGAGATGATTTAAACTCTATCCACATGATACCAAAGGAAGATATTGACTATTTTACTGAGTATCTTAATAAAGATGGTAGTGAATTGATAGAATCAGTTAAATCTTGTATGGAAGATTGGAAGAAGTATATGGAAAGTGAGGACACATGAGTTACATAGAAAAAGAAAAACTAATAAAGGCAGATATGGCCAGCATAGAAAACAGAGTCCGTCATGCTTTCAATCAAGGATATGACCTAGGCTTTAAAGATGGCAAGGAAAGAGCTAAACCACTAGAACAAGAGCCATTCATCAACAAGCCCTGTGTATCTGGTGAAGTATGTGAGCATGATAAAAATAAGGTTCTTGACAAGCTAAGAGCCGAGATTGAACAAATTGAATTACTCGCAAGATATACAAGAGGCGATATTAAACAAATGGCACTTGATATTATCGACAAGTACAAGGCAGAAAAGTGAGGAATAAATGAAGAACCATAAATATGAACATAAATTTTATACACCAAAAGACAGAAAGGCTATTAGACAAAAAAGGCGAGAACATAGGCAGAAAGTGAGATATAAATATGGAAGATAATATTTTTGAAAAATTGACAGATGAAGAGCAAGACCATCTATGGATGTATATGATATTCAATCAAGATAAGATTAAGGCAAAGGCAGAACAGTGGACTAAAGAAGCAGAAAAAGCTGGCATGACTTTAACAGAATATCTTGAGTCTATAAGTCCATTAAATGATAAGGAAAAGCTATCATGGTTAGGTAAAAACTGCAAAGATTGTGGAAACGAAAAATGCAAGAAATTAGGTACTTTACCTAAAGGATATGATTGTGCATTATGGCAACCAAAAGTAGAGAATTATTCCATAAAAACGGTAACAAATGCAAAAGAAGCTGAAAATTATCCTATAAGTGAAGATATATCAAAAGGCATTGAGGAAATTAACAAATTGATATTCGAAAATGGACAGGCAGAAAGTGAAGAATAAATGAGTTTACATATTACAGATCAGGAAGTGCAAAAACAAATCAAACAGCTTGGATACAAAGGATGCAAAAACTGCCAACATCAAATAGCACCATTAAGAATGTGTGAATGGGCTGAACATGGTTGCGATGGACGTATTCATTTGATTTGTCCTAGATGGGATAAGAGAGGTGAGGAAGTATGATACAGATAAATGACTACGACTTACCGATTCAAGTTGCAGAAAAGATAATAAATGGCACAAAAGAAATAACATTATCGCCATTGATGAAATCATTAAGAAAAGCAGTTGTTGGTGAGAGTATAGGTGATAATGATAAAAGTGTTGTTGATATGTTTGAACTGGAAGAAATCAAGGAGATCGCTGATTATTTAATGGTTTATTATCAAGCGCATATCAATGGAGATTGAGCCAAAGGAAAGTGAGGACACATGAGAAGTGTATTTAAAAGAGCATTTTGCTTGCATGAATGGGTAAGAATGGACAGTACATCACTTGTATTTACACATATTGGAGCAAGATATATGTGGGTGTGCAAGAAATGTGGTAAGACAACATTTTATCCCAATTACTAAGGCAGAAAGTGAGGATGAAAACAAATGTTAGCAGTTACTTATGATAATTCAGATAAAAATGTTCCTTGTATTTGTGTTATGAAAGATTGAGCCACAGGAAAGTGAGGGGAAGGAATGAAAAGAAACGATGTTTTGAGATTCATTATAAGTCACAGAAGTTTTTATAAATTCTTTAGTCATTTTAGATGGCATAACAACCTTGTAATAAAAAGAGCACGAGAAATCATTCAGAATATAAGTGATTCATACGAAAGTGAGGAATAATGGATGGCACTAATAAACGGAGATAGAATTATAACGGCACAGTTATATGATGATGAACACGAAGAATTTACAGAAAAGAAAATGAGTATTATTGATTTTATCAATGCCTATTCAGACGAGGGAGTAACTACGGCTGATGATGTGCTGGACAAGATAAGAGCCGAGATAGTAGAGCTTACAAAATGTCCATATGGTACAGAGTGTTTAGGTGCTAATTGTCCATCTAATACCGATTGTATGATATGTGGTGACCATGTGTTAGAAATTATTGACAAGTACAAGGCAGAAAGTGAGCCACAGGAAAGTGAGGATAAGGAATGAGAACAATAACATACACTTATGACGAGCAAAAACCTACTAACAAAGACTACATCATAGCTTGCCTTACTGAAAGTATTGATGATGGCGGTGCATCGTATGAATCAATGACAAGGTACAATATCAACTGCCCTTATTTCGGAGACGATGATTGCCTAAACGAGCATGAGTGCAATACATACGATACAAAGGAATATAAAGAGGCTTGTGTCAGATGTAAGTTGGCATGGCTTGAAAGAGAGTATGACACATATCCGTCTGAGGATGGTAGATGGGAGATAGAGGATGCGACTAATTGATATTGAAAATATAGATTATGTTAGATTAGAGGACTCGTTACATTGTCTTGAACATCATAAAGGCGATGAAGTGGAGTGTGTGATTTGCGCTCCAACAGTAGAAGCAATCCCAAAAGACCAATATGAAGCAAGATTAAAAGCTGATTTGATGGCTATGCTTACAGAAATACAGTTGGAGTGTGAAGAAAATACAGTGCGTTGGTATGTTGGTAGAGTTGACGGAAAAAGTGATGATGTTGTCTTGATAGATACATTAAATAAGATTATTGAACAGAAAATAAATTCACTAAAGGAGAATTAAAATGGCAACAATATTAAAAATTGCATTAGTGTTTGTGGTATATGTAATAGGTTATTTTATGGGATATAAGCATTGCAGAGATTATATTGATGAAATAATGGATGAATATGAAGAGGATGAAGAAGATGAAATGTGATAGATGCGGAAGGGCAATAAAATATGCGCATATTATACGCAAAACAAGCACAGTTGGTTTTATAAATTCTATTTTTAATGTTCAGATGGAGCAATACCATTTATGCCCCAGGTGTACCGAAAGTTTTAGAAAATGGCTTTACATGAAAAAAATTGATTGATAGATTATTAAAACAAAATATGATATAATGGTAAGGTAAAGCGGCATGGTGTAATGGTTAGCACATGGGATTTTGGTTCCTATAATTCCGGTTCAAATCCGGATGCCGCCGTTAAAGGGGGATGAGAATGATAGATAAAACATTATTATTACGGCTTATGGCTGAATACATTGATGAAAATGGCATAAAATCATTGATGAATTTGGTATTAAGAGCAATAGAAAATTCTAAGGGGGAATTATAAGAATGGGGCGAACAAATAAAACAAATGAAGTATTAAAGCATTTGAAGCAAAATGGAAGTATAACAAGTTGGGAGGCTATACAATTATATGGTGCAACCAGGTTATCCGCTATCATATTTAATCTAAGAAAAAAATATAATATCAACACTTTCATGATAGATGATATTGATAGATATGGAAATGAAAGCCGGTATGCGAAGTATGTTTTGAAGGAGGATATAAATGGATTCCAGGCAAATCAATGAACATTATGCAAAAATAGCCAACGAGCTGATTGAAACGGAACCGGAGTTAATAGATATTAAAAATAGCCAGGCAACCATAATATATTTATCAAGTACACATGCCAAGAAATCAGATGGAAAGGTTGTTTGTGGGCAATGTGAAAAAGTTGCAGAAAAATATAAATGGGGCATTCCGTGTGATTTTACAATTACAGTATTTGAACCAAATGTGGAAAAATTCACCGAAGAACAGCTAAAAATATTGATATTCCATGAGTTGTTGCATGTTGGGATTGAATTTAATGGCGATGGAAGTGAAACTTATTCTATAAAGGGGCATGATTTAGAAGATTTTAAGTTAATTATAGATAGATTTGGTACGGATTGGAGCAATGTTGATGAAAGTTGAAAATATAGCAATTAAGGATTTAAAGCCATATGAAAGAAATGCTAAAAAGCATGATGAAACACAGATAAAAAATGTGATGGAATCCATTAAGCAATTTGGTATGGCACAACCTTTAGTTGTTGATAAAGATAATGTGTTGATTATAGGGCATTGCCGGTTAATTGCTTGTAAGCGTCTTAAAATGACAGAAGTGCCGGTGGTAAGAATGGATGAACTTACCCAGGAGCAAGTTGATAAATTAAGATTGCTTGATAATAAGCTAAATGAAAGTGAATGGGATTTTGATTTATTGGCGGAAGATGTGCCAACACTGGATTTTAGTGATTTTGATATTGATTGGGAATTATATGATAATGAAAATGATAATGATAATTCCAAACAGCCAAAAGAAATTGATTATCATGAGAGCATTTCAGTAGTAATTGATTGTGCTGATGATAATGAGGCAGAACAAATATTTAATGAATTAACAGAAAAGGGGTATTCATGCCGCATTTCAACATTATAAGAAAAAGTGAAATAAAAAACACTTTCAGAACACAAAAAATAAAAGCCGATTTTGACATAAAAAACGAACACGCAAGTGAACATTTTGAAGGCGATATTATATTTCCGGAAAATTGGCAAATAGGTGTAATTGTTGGTGGTTCCGGAACAGGAAAAACTACAATAGCAACAGAATTATTTGGAGATAAAATATGTAATTTTGAATATCATGCAAATTCAGTTGTTGATGATATGCCAAATGTAAATTTTGATGAAATAAGTAAAATGTTTTATGCGGTAGGTTTTGGGAGTGTTCCTTCATGGTTAAAACCTTATAATGTTTTGTCAAATGGCGAAAAAATGCGTGTTGATTTGGCAAGGGCATTATTAACAGAAGATTTTGTTGTTTTTGATGAATTTACAAGTGTTGTTGATAGGCAAGTGGCACAAACAGCATGTTTGGCAATTAACAAAGCAATAAAGAAAACAGGGAAAAAATTTATAGCGATAGCTTGTCATTATGATATTTTGGATTGGTTACAGCCGGATTGGGTTTTTGATACAAATGAAATGAAATGTTTTTTTGGAACAAGCCACGACCTAAAAAAGAATACACAATTAGAAAATGTGGAATTGGGGAGTGGCAAAAATTTAGACGTTATCATTATTTAAACACAGATATAGCAAGTGCATGTAGGTGTTTTGGGTTATATGATGAAAATAAAATAATAGGATTTTGTGGAGTATTGCATCAGCCGCATGGGATAAATAAAAAATTAAAGAGATGTAGCAGATTAGTAATATTACCCGATTATCAAGGAATAGGATTAGGAACAAAATTTTTAAATGAAATAGCTAAATATTATACAAACATGGGGTATGATTTTAGCATTGTGACAAGTGCCAAAAATATGATTATGGCATTAAAAAAATCAGAAAAATGGGCAATGATAAGATATAACGTAAATAGATGTGCAAGCAATAAGAGCGCAATTGATAATAATAGGAAGTCAATGAGAAATAATTGCAAAACAGCATCATTTATGTATAAAAAGAGGTAATTGATGGGAAAAAACGAAGAATTAACCGGAATTGATACTTGGCATCTTGTATCACCAATTTTAGCAAAATATATGGATGGTGAAAATTTTGGAATTTTAGATAAAGCATATGTGAATGTGTTTTGCGCATTAAAGTTTTGGGATGAACACCACAAAAATGATAAAGGAGATAAAAAATGAATTTTATATTATTTGATAAAGAGGGTGCAAATTTAAGTGATTACATACCAACAAGAGGGCATAGTGATGATGCCGGCATTGATTTAAGAACACCATATACCATAACAATAAAAGCCGGCGGAAGTGCAAGCATTGAAACCGGTGTTGGGGTACAGATTCCAAAGGGATATTATGGAAAGTTGGAAAGCAAATCCGGGCTTAATGTAAGAAATAGCATTGTAAGCCTAGGCGGTGTAATAGATTGTGGATATACCGGAGAAATAATTGCAAAGCTATATAACTTTGGCGATGAAGATTACACCTTTAATGCCGGTGATAAGATTGTGCAAATGATAGTGCAACCATGCTTGATTGATTCCATAATTATTGCAGAAGATTTGGAAGATACTGAAAGAGGCAATGGCGGCTTTGGGAGTACCGGAAAATAATGAAAAAATATTGCGTATATTGCCATGATTTCCCAAATGGCAAAAAGTATATTGGCATAACTTCAGATGTTGAAAAAAGATGGAGGAATGGCAAAGGATATGAAACGCAAGGCAAAATAGCAAATGCAATAAAGCATTTTGGATGGAATAACATAAAACATGAAGTTTTAATTGATGGACTTACACAGGAACAAGCAGAAAAGATTGAAACGTTATTAATACAAGCCTATGATTCAATAGAAAATGGTTATAACACATCCATTGGCGGCGATAAAATCAATGCATCATATCTAAATGAGCATGTTTTATACATGATTAGGGAATCTAAACGCATTGATGAATTATATGGATATGAGCAAAAGGATGATGATATTATATCTATTGCTGAAAAGGCAAAGTATAACAAAGAAGATGCTGATATATTTAATAGGGCTGATGAACTAATTGAAACCAAATACAATGAATATAAGAAGTATAAAGGAACTACAATAATGATTGATTTTGCAGAAGTAAGGATTGATTGTTATTGGTGGACAATGGCAAGAGTGATTTCAAACAGTATGCCGGAAGGTAAAAGCCCATATTGGGATTTTTGGAGAAAACAAACATGGCAAATGAACAGAATCTAAAGCCTTTAAGCACGGAAAAAGCACGAGAGATAGGCGCAAAAGGCGGCAAGGCATCCGCAGAGGCAAGGCGCAAGAAAAGAGATTTAAAATTAGCCATGCAATTGCTGTTAGAACAAGAAATAGAGGGCAAAAATGGTGAGAAAAAGACCGG